AGCGAATAATCTAGGTTCGATTCCTAGTCGGGGTACAACTATATGCCCTCTTAGCTCAGTTGGTTAGAGCAACGCCCTTTTAAGGCGTGGGTCTTGGGTTCGAGTCCCAGAGGGGGTACTAGTATATATAAAATTTTTAATAGGGCTAAATCAGCCTTAAAACCACAATATAATGGATGATCCACAAGAAAAACATAAACCCGTCACTACATCAGGAACAGTAGTAATAGAAGTCATTTTCACAATTGACAGAAAAGAGGAAACTGCATGCGAAATAGAAGATGTATTAATAACCTGCTTAGAAAATGTTTTAAAAGAAGAAGATGTTGCAGTGGAATTAATAAATTCAGATTTATATGAAGATACTAATGAGCCTCCTTGTTACAACAAGGAAGATGACACAGACTTTATGTAAAAAAATAATTAATACAAATTATTATTAAAAAGCCTTATGTAATGTAAGGCTTTTTTAATGTTCAAACTTTTTAAAAATAAAACAATATGCCAATCTTTTCCCCTATACCTTCTGTTGGAGATCTTCTCAATGCAGAAAACTATAACTTCCTTCAATCTTCTCTAAAAGAGAAGCTTACTGACATCTCTGAAGCTCTTCAATCTAACCAAGATACTTGGGCTATGATTTTAGTCTCTTGGGCTACTACTGTACCTATTCATAGAGGAGGTATCACTCGTCATCGCTTAGCTCAAGAATTTGGTCCTAATTTTAACGATTTTAAATATGCAGAAGAAACTTCTAGATTAAAATATATTAATCGTATTGATGATGAAATGGATCTTATGGCTGATTTACAGGCACAAGATCATAATCTCTTTGGAGAATCTAAAATTTAATTATTATGAGAAAAAAATATACACATGTTCTGACAAGAAACGAACATGGTGGATTTCAATGTGTCTACAAATTTGAAGATGGGCGTGGAGCATCAGTAATTAATCATGATATGTCTAGAACAGGTCTTGGCGATGTAGAGGTAGCACTCTTAAGCCAAGTTTACTTAGCAGGAGAGTTAACCCTTGAGCTTGATCATAGATTTGATACAATTGGATACGTACATATAGCTGATTTACATGAACTATTAATGGAGTTGTCATGGGGAGATTACTCAAAATTAGAACAAACAAGATCTATTCCATTAAGTCAAACTATTAGAAATCATGAAACCACTTAACATATGTCCTTACATCTATGTAGGATTAAATACTTCTAGAAAAATACAACTTTTAAATAATAGCGCAGTTGACACAGGAGAGATGAATATCATCTTAAAAACTGTTTGTGAATATTGTAATGTTACTGTTGCAGAATTTATGTCTAAATGCAGAAATAGAGCCATTACTGAAGCTAGATTTATATTTACAGGTATAATATATGAACATTATAAGTATACTTTACTTTATGTAGGAAAATTTATGAATAGACATCATTCTTCAGTTTTATATTATAAAAAAACTTGTAAAACAATAGATAAAAATTTTAGACATCTATTTGAGGAAGCTCTGAAAGCGAGCGAAACCAACCTAAATTATCATGGATTTAAATACCAAAAACTACAAAAAGCTCCTAGTGGAGCATGAGAATAGATTGCGACATTTAGAAGCAGCACTTAAAAATTCTCAAAGAGAATCAATTAATACTAAAATTAATTTAATTGGACTAAAAACTGATCTTTCAAATCAAGGAATCAGTATTACTGAGCTTAATAATAAAATAAAGAAGGCAATTAAATTCAAACAAAAAATGTTAGTATGAATAAAGTAAATAAAATAAAAGACGATGAACAAAGAAAAGCGTTGAATGCATGGGCAAAAGCTAAATTTAATGGAAGCATTATAGCGGGCACAGGGTTTGGAAAATCTAGAGTGGGAGTATTAGCAATAGCTTATGCTCTTAAGAACTCTAAAGGTTTAAAAGCTCTTGTACTTGTACCCACTAATCAACTTCAAGATCAATTCAAAGAAGAGTTTATAAAATGGGGACACGAAGATTATTTAGATCGAATCGATATCTTATGCTATCAATCTGCACATAAGCTTAGAAAAGAGCATTATTGTGTAGTAGTATGTGATGAAATTCATTTAGGACTGTCCCCTGTATATAGACAATTTTTTGAACATAATACCTACGATAAGTTGTTGTGCTTAACAGCAACTATTCCAGAAGAAGCAGAATATAGAGAAATTCTAATTAACTTAAGTCCAGTAGTATATCAAATATCACTTGATGAGTGTGTTGCTAAAGGACTAGTTGCAGATTATCATGTATACTGTATCGCGGTAGAATTGACAGAAGAAGAACGAGCTGAGTACAAAAAGCATAACAACACATTTGTTGCTATGAAATATAGGCTTGGTTATAATGCATTTGATAGAGCTAAAGCCATATTAGCTAAAAAAGAAGATGGAGATGGTGGAGCAGCTGCGCTATTTATGAATTCTATTAGAGGTAGAAGGAAAGTAGTGCAAAATGCCATCTCAAAACTTGGGTATGCAAAAGAAATTGCTGACCACTACAAATCAGAAAAGATTTTAACTTTTGCTGGTACGAATGAATTCACTGATTTAATGGGAGAAAGCCTCTCAGGTGAAGTTTATCATTCTAAAATCTCTACTGCTAAACGCAAAGAGGTGTTAGAAAGATTTCGTACTGGGGAAAATAAAATCTTATGCTCCACAAAAGCTTTAGATCAAGGGTTCGACATCAAAGATGCGACTATTGGTATTATTGCTGGCCTTAATAGTAAGGCACTCCCTATGATTCAACGTATTGGGAGACTCATCCGAAAAGATGGGGAAAAAGTTGGGAAAGTCTTTATCCTTTATGTTAAAGACTCTCAAGAAGAAAAATGGCTGGAATCAGCTATTCATACAATTAAAAACATTCACAAAGGTGAATTAATAGATTACTTATCATGAAAAATACAAAGTATAAAAACAAAGGGAAAGTTTGGAATTCTAAGGATACAAACACATTGCTTACTCTATATAGAACTGGATGTAAATATAAAGATATGCCATCTAAATTATTTCGTTCTCCCAAATCTATACAGCAAAAGGTTAGTGTGATGTTACAAAATAAAGAAATAAAGCCTTGGGATAAATCAAAGCGTAATTTGGCAAGGAAGCGTAATTTGGAAATGATCAAAGAATTTACAGGTTCTAAAAAGAAACAGCAGAAATCTGTAAAAAAGACATCAAAACCAACTAAACCTATGATGGTTAATATGAATACAGAAGCTATAGAATTAATTCAAGAGCTGAATAGAACAAAGCCCACAAAAGTAGTTATTACTATTGGGGAAGTTGAGATTACAGCTATATACTAATTATTGGTATGGTAATCACAGTAGATACAGATATTCTAAAAAAGTTTGGGATATCTGCAAATGATTATCTATATTTGTATTTCTTATACACTGATAGCCATAGTGTAATTAGAGAGTTGAATATAAACCCAGACACCAATGTCTTGCAAACCAAAGGGTTAGTTAAGTTGGGAGAGAAGTTAGAAGATCACGTTGTCAGACAAAAATTTCTGGATTTATTCCAGACTTCGTTTGATCAAATGTGGGCAGAACTTCTCTCCTACTTTCCTATAAAGGTAAATGGTATAAATGGGGTACGAGTTTTAAGAACTGGCGCTCATGATGCTAAAAGTAATGAGAAATCTAAAATTAAATACAAGTTTTTAATTAAAGACGATCAAACTTTGCATAAAAGAGTAATTAAAGGTCTTAAAAATGAATTAGATGTTCGAAGAAATTCTGACAGTTTAGGATTTATGCGCGCTTTACCTGCATGGATTAATAATTATACATGGGAGGGATATGAAGACATCTCTGCATTAAAACCTAAACAAAATGTCAGAATTACAAGAAAGCTCTGAAAAAATTACATCTCCTATTCTTCATCATATCTCTAAATCTGTCGACAAGTCTGTCGAAGATGTACAAGCAGGTATGTTGGGGAAAAGGAATGTATTTCCTACAAGTTGGGGCAAACTTAATAAAAATTTGATGGGAGGGCTTCAACCTGGAAAAATGTATGTTGTTGCAGGAAGGCCCGGAGTAGGAAAATCCGCATTTTCAAATCAATTAATATTTGATTTGCTGGATAAAAATATTTCTGAAAGACTCATTGTTCTTTATTGGAGTTTTGAAATGCCTGGAGAACAACAAATTCTTAGAGCTGGAAGTAAGGATACTAAAATGCAAACTGTAGAACTTCTCTCTGTAGATGCTATTCTTTCTGAAGAGAAATTTAGTAAATACAAAGAAGAGGTACAGAAGTATAAGAAATATCCAATCTATTTCTGTTCAATTCCACAAAATATGGAAAAAGTAAAGACTGTGGTTAGTCAAATTTATACTGACAACCCAGGATTTACTATAGTTAATCTTATTGATCATTCTAGACTTGTGTTAGGAAATGCAGATACAGAGCTACAAAGACTTAATGTTCTGTCTAAAGCCTGTATGTGGATGCAAGCTAGAATGTCTAGTATAACTATACTTTTGTCTCAATTAAATAGAAATATTGAACAAGAATATAGAGCTAAACAACAATTTCAACCATTGCTGACAGACTTATTTGGAGGAGACTCTATAGGACAAGATGCACATGTTGTTATGATGCTACAAAGACCATACGATTTGTATGGAATTACAGATAGTTATTGCGGTGAAGATCCTATAGGACTTATGGCAGTACATATTGAAAAAAATAGAGATGGATTACTTGGAATGATCCCTTTTGAAACAAATTTATCAACCTTTACAATTAATGAAAGAATTAATTCTTCCGACTAAAGTGGTTAAAGCCATTAGAAAGTCACCAAAACATTTAATAATTTATGGTCCTCCCAAAGTGGGAAAAACCACAGCACTCTCTCAACTTAAAGATTGTCTCATTCTTGATCTTGAAGAGGGGGCAGAAATGGTAGATGCTTTAAAAATACAAGCAAATTCTCTTGAAGATCTTGCTACTATTGGACAAGCTATCATAAAGAAAGGAAAACCATATAAATACATAGCAATTGATACCATAACTCAACTTGAGGCTTGGTGTGAGATAGAAGGTAAAACAATGTATCAACAAACCCCTATGGGTAAAAACTTTGATATTAAAAATACTGGACAAAGTGTACTCTCACTACCAAATGGTGCAGGATATCTGTATCTTAGAAAAGCTTTTGAGAAATGGTTCAAACGCCTTGGTGGATTGGCAGATCACGTTATCTTTGTCGGCCATCTTAAAGATAAGATGATTGATAAAAAAGGTAAAGAAGTGCGATCACAAGATTTAGACTTAACAGGTAAGTTAAGATCGATTTCATGTGCTAACGCTGATGCTATTGGATATATCTACCGTGAGGAAGATGTAACTAAAATCTCGTTCGACTCTGACGGGGATAGAAATGCAGGGTCAAGATGTGAACACCTTCGAGGACAGAACATGGAACTGGACTGGGATAAAATATTTATTGATTAAATCCATATAT